CAACAGATGAAATAGATTTATCAGCAACTGCAATAGATATTAATGGTACTTGTGATGTTTCAGGAACGCTTACAAATAGTAGTGCAGCAGTTAAAGTCGCTGGCAAAGAAACTATTTGGGTTCCATCTAACGCTATGACACCAACTACTACAAATGGTGCTGCAAGAGCTACAGTTGAAACAACATCTGGCAGACCTGATATGGAAGTTTTAGATTTTGATCCTGATGCAGATGAGTTTGCACAATTTTCAGTAGCATTTCCTAAATCATGGAATGCAGGTACAGTTACTTGTCAATTTATGTGGTCTGGTTTAGCTGCAACAACAGGTGTTTCGTTACAATTACAAGGAGTTGCTTTTGCAGATAATGATTCTATTGACACAGCGTACGGCACAGCAGTGGTAGTTGATGATGACGCTCAAGGAGCTGTTGAAGAATTATTATTAAGTGCGGAGAGTGGTGCAATTACAATTGCTGGTTCTCCAGGTGATAACGAACTTGTTTATTTTAGAGTGGGTAGAGATGTGTCAGATAGTAATGATGACATGGATGGAGATTGCAGATTACATGGTATTAAATTATTCTTTACAACCGATGTTGCTAATGATGCTTAATTATGGAAAATTTTTATAAACTTTATAGCGTAGGTAAAAATACAAAAAAACCTGACAGCAGAGGTAAATCTTTTGGTCATCAAATCTTAGGTTTTGGTTCTGGAGTTAGCGCTGCTGCAATCAATGTTAGAGGTGTTTGGGGTGGTTGTTTTAAATATGGTGCAGCTCCAAGTAATATTATTGATTTTGTTGAAATTGCAACTTTAGGTAATGCTTCAGATTTTGGAGATTTAAGGAGTGCTAGACACAGACTAGGTAGTTCATCTGCAAGTAGCACAAGAGGATTATGGTTTGGTGGAAATTCACAACCTGCTAAATTAAATGTTATAGATTATGTAACTCTTGCAACAGAAGGTAATGCATTAGATTTTGGAGATGTTTCAAGTCAAACTAGTCAAAATGGTGCGGGTGGTAATGATGCTACTAGAGCTCTTCACTGTATTGGTTCTCGATCAGATACAGTAAGAAATGAAATAGAATATGTAACGATTGCTACTACAGGCAACACTACTGATTTTGGAGATTTGACTGCTGGTAGACACACATTTTGTGGGGTATGTTCTACTACTAGAACCTGTTTTATGGGTGGTTATATAGTTGGTACTGGATCAACTACCATAATAGATTATGTAACAACAGCTAGTACAGGTAATGCAACTGACTTTGGAGATATACTTGAAGCTAAATCAGCTAACTCAGGTTGTAGTTCTGGAACAAGAGGAGTAACTGCTGGAGGTAATCTTGGAGAAAATGAAAGAATAGAATACATAACAATAGCTTCAGTAGGAAACAGTACTGATTTTGGAGATTTAACAAGTGTTGCTGAAGATTCTAGTGGTGGCACAAGTAATAAGACAAGAGGATTATTTGCAAAAGGTGGAACCCCTGGCAAAAGTGCTGCCATAGATTATATAACAATAGCTTCAACAGGTAATGCAGCAGATTTTGGAGATAGAACTGTTGAAGGAACTTACTCTAAAGCTTGTTCTAATGGTAATGGTGGATTAGCTTAAATGTCAAATAAAGATTTAATAATAAAAGAAATATCAAACTCTCCATTAGTTAAAAAAGAATACAAGGTAATGTTGGATAATATACATAATACTTTGCCAGCTATCAAAAAATCTAGTTCTAATTTTTATAAATCACACTCACAGTTTATGAATGTAATATTAGATGTTACAGCAATCACACCGATAAGATCAATTAAACATACACTAGCCGAGATTGATAAGACTAAAGTGGCTTTAGAAGATGGTCATATTAGTTTGCAAAAAAAAGATATAGAACTTAGAGAAAAAGAACACAAATTAAAAACAGATTTAGAAATGACTTCATTTCAAAAAGAATTACTTGAATTAGAAATTCTTGAAATACAGGTTGGTCAAAATAATTCTCAAAATTCTATATCAGGTGCAATAAGAAAAATGAATTTCTTTACTAACCAATATAAAAGCATTTTAAAAAAACTAGGTAAAAAAGATATTACTGAAGAAGAATATGAAAAAGAAGAAGCTAGTTATCATATAATGACTTGTATGAAACAGGCTTTAAGTGCAGCTAGATCAAGAGGTGGGGTAGTAGATGAAGGTAATTTAATTTATCTTTTTGATATGGGTATCAACAGCGGACAGGCACAAACTGAAATTAATTCATATCTTAAAATGGAACAAGAGATATTAGAAGCTGGTCAAGAACCCACTCACGAAATGACCATGCAATGGTTAGAAGCCTGCGCTGTTAAATTTTCTAAAGATGCCAACAAGTTTGCAGAACGTAGAGGATTTAAACTGTATGATGAACAATCTATGAATACTAAATTAATAACAAATAGAAAAACAAATGGCAAATAAAATAATTAAATATACTTTAACTGGTAGTGGTAAAATTCGAAGTTACATTTCACACGGGGGTTCTTTTTTAAAAGCCAACAGTAACGCGTCTCCTCAAGATTGGGATATGGTTGGTGCAACTGTAGATGGATCAAATGCAACTGGATTAGGTGAATTTGAAAATAAAACAGCATTAAAAGAATACTTAGATACATTTACATCTGAATGGGTAGATTATGACGCTGATGGTAATGAAACTGCTTTTGATACTGATGCCGAAGCTACACTTTATTGGAATGAAAGAAAAATAGATTAAAACATTTTATATGGAAGATGAGTTACTACAAATATTTGCAACACCTATTACTATTACAAAATATAAAGGTTCTTTAACTAAAGAATTAAAATACATTAATACTTTAGAATATATAAAACAAAAAGATAATGGTAATCTTCAATCTAAAGACGTTTATTTATTAAAACATAAAGAATTTAAAAATATTAAAGATTTTATTAATAAATGTATAGATAAATTCACTAAAAATATTTATCAATCAGATCAAAAATTAATAGTTACCCAATGTTGGTTAAATAAAAATCCTAAAGGATCAAACCATCATCGTCATTGTCACCCTAATAGTATTATAAGTGGTGTATTTTATTTTAAACAAAATCCTAAACTACCACCAATACAATTTTCTAAGACATTACAATATTCAATGACGTTACATACTAAAAAATATAACAACTTAAATTCACATACATTTTATCTACCCTGTACTGATGGAGAACTTGTTATGTTTCCATCAGATTTAAATCATAATGTACCTACAAACACAAGTGATGAAGAAAGAATTAGTATGTCATTTAATACATTTAGTATTAATGTATTAGGATTAGAAAATGATCTAACAGAATTAAACATACAAAAATTGATAGATGAAAATATTTAATCTTTTTCCTTCTTTTTTATTAACAGAAGAATTAAATCTTAATTTATCCAAAATAAAAAAACACTGTTTAATCATTCAAAAAAACTCTGAAGGAAGGTTTAAAACCAACCCTACTGGTTTTCAAAGCAATGATTTAAAACTCAATGATGTTTTTAAAGAAGTTGTAGATGGTATGGAACCGTCTTTAGAAAGCTTCTTTGACCAATATAAAATTAATAAAAGTCTCAAACTATCTAATTTCTGGTTAAATATTAATGGCTATAAAGACTATAATAGAGCCCATGACCATCCTTATTCCTTAATATCAGGAGTATTCTATATAGATGTAAATAAAGATAGTGGAGATATTATGTTTCACAATCCTCAACAACCTGGTTTATATGACAAGGGACTAACCAGTGTAACCGAACACAATACTTTTAATTCTAAAACATGGAAAATTTCACCTACGAAAAATTTATTACTTTTATTTCCTTCGTGGCTACTTCATAGCGTAGAGCCTAATTTAAGCAAAGAAAATAGAATATCTATGTCATTTAATTTCCACACATGAAAACAATTAAAGATTATATATCTGTTAAAAATATTATACCTACCGAGGTGTGTGAAGAATTAATAGATGAATGTAACAAAAAGGATTGGCAAAAACATACTTGGAATAATTATGCTGAAGGAACTACTCTTTCTGAACCGACAAAAGAATTAGATGTAATGCCTTGCACACAAGAACAACAGAATAAAATAACACCATATTTATTAAAAGCATTAGAAGATTACCAAATTAAAGTAAGTGTACCTGGGGAAAAAACTGAAGGACTATGGCTAACTAAATTTAGTCCAATTAGATTTAACAAATATGAAGTTGGCACTATGATGAAAGAACACTATGATCATATCCACAGTTTGTTTGATGGTAAAAGGAGAGGTGTACCAATAGTATCAATAGTTGCTAACCTTAATACAGATTATGAAGGAGCAGAATTTTATTGCAGGGGCAAAGAAATTAAGTTAAAAACAGGAGATATACTTTTATTTCCATCGAAC